CTACTAAGTTTATAAAAAGACCACTTATCTTTACGTTTCTCAAAGTTATCTTTAGTAAGATTCACGATACCTCGATACTTAACGAAATCATAACTTTCTGTTGTGAAATGTAACTTCAAAGCAGAAAATAATGAATATGCGTAAAAGCCTGTGTTTTCTTCCATACTCTTAAAACGGTAATTTAGATGTCTTCTTCATCAAATTTGCAGACTGTGCTTCTTCCAAAATCAAAGACTTTAAATGATTTGAAATCAATGATGCAGATACTTCTATCTCAAGAGCATTTTCATCGCAATACTGAATAATAGCATCAATACACGAAATATTATCAACTTCTGAGATAGATTCAATCTGAAGACTGAACTCTTTGATTTCTTCACTTGTTGGCACTATAAATTCCTTTTGTCACATTAAAACTGTATTATATAGAACTATTACAGTTTTGTCAAGACGTTGTGTAAAATATGTGATTGTTTATTCTAGCAACAAAGCTGAATCCCCACTTAGGGTGAACATCTTTTGAGTGATAAAAAATAGCATTATTTAAATATAATTGAGGGTCAACAAACGGCTTTGATAGTGCATATTTCGCTTCTTCAAGACATTTCAACCATGCAATATTATCTGTGATTGTTTTTGATTTTAGTGCTACCCAACTAAATTGATATTTTCCATTTTGATGTTGATAGACAACTTCGCATATACTTTTCGGAAATCTTGAGTCTCTGACTCGATTTAGAACAACTTGATTGACTGCTCTGATACCTACTGAATCTTCACCACGAGCCTCAAAATATGCGTTTTGTGCTAGACATTGTAGCTCTTTAAAATTGTATGGTATTTTTGAAATGTACGTTATTTCGCTTAGATTTGTGTGAACTGCTGTTAATGTGAAAAATAAACAGAAAAACACAAAGAGAAGATGTTTCTTCATTGAAACCTTTGTTGGTTGTGACGAGTTTTTGAAAAGAACCCGTCATTAAAACTTTACTCAATTAGAATGAGTATTTTGCACCTACAGTGACTGTGTTACCATTAAACGCAGACACATTTGCTTGACCTGCATGATATGCATAATCAGCAGTCAATGATACCTTTTCAGCAACAGGCAATGTGATACCAACACCTGCGATAAACTGATTACCAAATGCCTGTGAGTGGTTCACGCTAAGACGAGCAACACCAGCTTTAGCTGTGACAGTAACGAAGCCAATTTTGGCAACATCATAACCAGCAACAAGCGAAACACGATTTGTGTTTCCGACGATTTAACGGTCAACACCAGCAGTCAGACTATACTTGTCAAAACTCTGCGAAACAGTTACACCAGCAGAATCACGACTTGTTGCGTCAGAGAAGTTTGCAGAACCCGTGACACCAACATCAAGAGCGTGAGCAGAAGAGAATACCACAAAAGCGGATAAAAGAACTAACAGTTTTTTCATAATTTTCCTTAAATAAAAAATATAGATTTTCTTTAATGTGACACCTATCAAAATCACAAGTCGCTATTATACACAAAAAATGCATATAAAGCAAATAAAGTGTTGCTTAAAAACAACAAATCAATTTTATTGGTGTGTTTCTAGTTTTTTCCTTCAGAGAACACATTAACGAATACTGTGTTATCTTCAAGAGCTTCTATTTCGTGTGGAATATTTTCAGGTAAATCTAAAGGTTGGCTATCTTTAGTCATAATCAATTCTTTATCTTTGACTCTCACAACACATGAACCTGAATTGCACATGGTTGCGTGACGATATAAGTGCTGATGTTTAGGTAAACCTTCACCCTTATCTGCGTGATACACATTTATCGTCGCACCATCATAAGTAAAATTATGAGCAGGCGCTAGAGTAATCATATCGTCTGAGTCCCTGTGCTTTTTGGTTGGGTGTTGCTATTGGCAATTACAGGTTTAGGTTTAATAGTGTTGCTGCTTGTGTCAAAATAATATTGGTCAGCAACAACATTAGCATCGCAAGATAACCAATACATTGGGTCTGTAACAGGAAATGTTGAGTTGTCTGGTTCTACTTGTGCTACACGATAACCTGTTGTGTTATCATTGTTGACTACCAATTCAATAGGAGAGATAAGTGCTTGTGTCATATATATTTACCATTCAAAAATTACAATACCAGATTTACCTGCGGAGCCGTTGTAACCGCCAAGACTAAGACCAAAAGCCGATGCGCCAGCGATACCTGGATGGTAAATAACACAACAAACCACACTAGTTGAATAAGGAGGTCCACCGACTTGACCATTTATATTAATAGAACCACCACTTCCAGCACCACCAGTGCCACCACCTGCACCTGCACCAGAACCTCCTCCTCCACCAGTGGCAGTCAGGGTTGTGATTGACTGCGTACCAGACGATATAGAAGATGTTCCACCAGTGCCACCATACCCAGTACCACTTCCAGCACCACCAGAAGCACCAACAATTACTGATATGGTTAAACCAGCAGTCAGTCCTGTTAGATAACTTACGACACCACCAGCACCACCACCACCAGCACCACCATTTGTAGTACCACCTGCACCACCAGAACCACCAACAACGATTGCCTTGACCGATGTTACACCAGCAGGAATCGTAAAAGTACCATTAGAAGTAAATACTTGTGCGTTAATACCTTTTATGTTTATCAGAGCAGTGTTCATTTGTCCTAAAGACACTGATTGTTGCGACTGTGTAGCATTTGCCACTTGAACAGAGCCACCTGTACATTCCAATAAAACCCAACCACCAAGAGATGTATTCCACTCAACTTCCACAAAACCGCTATTTACAATTTCACCACTCTGAAGCGTTACATGACCACCCCCGAAAATTGGTGATGCACCTAATCCATTAACGTTTAGTGTACATGCACCAGTGTTTGTTGTATTAGCTTTGAAACTAACAATAGTACCATCAAATAATGTCGTAATAGACGGTGTATATGATACTACATAAGCATTAGTTGTTCCTGTATCATTCACAAAAGTGTAACTATTTTGTTGAATTGCTGTTTTTGTTGCAGAATTTGTTACTGCTGTATTAGCTGTATTAGCTACTGCGTAACTAGAGTTAGCCTGAGTGAATGCAGCAGCAATCTGTGTTGTATGAGTATTAGCTAGAGAATACACCGCATTAGCTTGAATAAATGCAGCATTAGCATTTATTGTTACTGTATTAGCTTGTGAATAACTAGAGTTAGCTTGAACAAACGCAGCATTAGCTTGAGTAAAAGCTGCTGTTGATGCTGCTGATGATGCTGCTGTTGATTGTGTCGTACCGTCACCAAAAGTTACACCACCATTATTAAGAATTGTTGTTGACATAGTTTATAAATTTCCTAGAATCATTGTTCTACTATTTATAAACTATTTCGATTCTTAAATATCAAATTTCTCGCAAGCAACAATCCAAGACTTTACAAGTGATGACCTGACAATATCATCTGGTGTAAAAGTAACTCTTGAAAATTCAGGCATAGTTGAAGCGATTTTTAGAAAATCTTTTAGTCCAGAGACATCGTGTTTATTTTTAATCAAATCGTTCTGCTTCAAATCACCACAGAAAATAATTTTTGACCTATAACCACATCTTGACATCACAGAAGATAATTCGTGAAAAGACATTGATTGACATTCATCAACAATGATAATAGCATTATCAATAGATATGCCTCGAATAGCAGTAGTTGAAATGAATCTAACATTACTTGCTTCTTTTAGTCTATCCCACGCATCTTTTCTACCGAATAAAGTTTCACAAATTTCTTTATATGGTACTTCATATATCTCCATCTTCTCATCTAGTGTACCCGGTACAAAACCTTGGTCACGAACCTGTACAGCAGAGCGTACAACAACAACTTGACTAAATGGATTATCTTTATTGAGAACTTCTTCTAACGCTTTATACAAAATTAAAAAAGTTTTACCAACACCCGGCGAGCCCAGTAGACCAATAAAATAGTCACCATTCTTGTACATATCAAAAAACTTTTGTTGATTTTTTGTCATAGCACTAAACGTTTTTAGATGGTCTAATTTTATTTTCAGTGCATTTGAATTATTCGGTTGATGTTTATGTGCATGTTCATCATTGATGACAACATCTTCTCTTTTTTGAATTGCAGTTTTTGTTGCAGTACCTTTTGCTCTTGACATGTAGACCTCATTTATTCTTTTTGTTTAATTTTACGCTTCTTTTTAGTTTTTTTGAAGAGTTTTGCTGTTGGATTATCAGTATCATTTTTATTTTTTGAAGTTCGCGTCTCCTTCATCTCAACATTACCACCAAGAAGATATGCCAATTGTTTTGACATTATTATACTACCACTCTCTATTGCCGGAGTTTGTTTTGTGTCCAGATTTTATCGTATTTCCTGGTATTCTCTCCATCATGGGTTGTATCACATATTTCTCAAAGCTACTGTCAGCTTTATGTGTGCCAGGAACAGACATTCTAGCGGCATCAGACATAATGGGTAGATTCTTTGCTGAATGATATTGTTCAAGCTGTGGATTATCTTCTTTGAACTTATCAAGCTCTTTATAAGACATTCTAAATTCTTTGATTTCGCCTGTCTCTTTGTTCTTAAAATCGTATGATGCTATGATATATCTCCAAGTTAGTTATAAAAGTCACGTTCAAATTCATATGTCTCTGAATGATTATCAGCAGTGTTCCATTCTTCGATGAGTGTTAATAACTCTTCAAAAAATTCATCACCGATTTCATCAGTATCATATTGTGTTGTGTTTTCGTTTTGTTTTTTCATATGTAACTCTATTCACTAAAATCGCCATATTTCATATTAAAAGTGTTTTTCTGTATTGGTATATATTCTTCTAATCTTAGTGTGTGTGATTCACCTTGACCATCTGTCCTTGAAGTTTTGCCAACATCTCTAACACTTTTATGTTTATGATTTTGTATCAACCTATCAGCAAATTTCTTATATGTATGATGTTGTTTCTCTGTTGCAGATTGAATAACTACTGGTCTATGCTTCTCTAAGTCTCTGTTTATGTAATGTTTCGCTAGAGTTAGAGTGTGTGTCAATACTTTATGGTCAATATCTGCTTTGCCTTTTTTATCACCAGGTTTCACATTGCCATTGTGTATGTGATACTCAACATCATTTGTCTGTCGATTTTTAACTCTGATTAAAGCGTGACCGTTTTTTGTCATATGTTCTGATTGATACGCATATGTGTGTGATGGATAAATTTTATCACCAGCTTGATGATTCACTAAATGTTCAAGAGCATGATTTCGACCATGTTCAACCTTGGTATCAAACATTTCATATAAAGAATCAACTTCTTCAAACAAAGCATCATCTTTATCATATTGCTTAAATGCTATCATTTTTGTGTTATCTTGTCAAGACAATCAAAACAAACTGAATTGTATTTCGGTCCATTATTCGTTGAAATAGCATTACCACAAAAATTACATAAAATAAATGCTCTAGTTGCTACGCTATCTTTAGTTGTCTCATAAATTGGGTTTAGTTGATACCCAATAATCTTTTTATCAAAATTTTCAACGTTCATTTTAAAATCATCCTAAACATACCAAACAAGTCAATTGCTATAATGAACGCATAGTTTAACACAGTCCGAAACTTTGTCTAGTATAGCATGACCAAATTGATGCAAAACACCCAGTTAAAAATACACAATATAGAGGAACTACAGGCACATTCGGTACAGTCGCAGCAAATATAATTGACGAAACTACAGAACAAAACCACGCAAGAACTTCAATAAAAAACCTAACTCTATTTGATTGATAATCATTTTTAATATAATCAATCGTTCTCATTACAAATAAATTCAATGTGTTAGCTCCAGACCCTAAAATTACTTAATGCGTTTTTATGTTTTTTGTCAAATTTTCTATTGAAAAGACTATTTCTATCATCTTCTGGTCGCCAATCTGTCTCGACGAATGGCATTTCACCAAGATACGGTTTTGCATATTTTAAAACTTCATCAAACGGCAAATCTTCTGGTTCACAATAACCCAGTCTTGGATTTTTTATCATCCACATGAGTTCACCAAGAAGTGATGCGATAACTTGTACTGATGTTGCGTTTTCGTTCGGAATCAACCTTCGTGCTTCTTTAATATCAAGTGTTGAACCATACCAGTAAGACTTATCATTCTTACAAATTAACAAAACACCAAGTTCATCCATACCAGAGACAATCTCATCTTTCAGTATTCTCGTTTTGGACTGCATATCAAGCTCTTTTCCGCGTAGTTCATGTATCGAAGCTATCGTTGCATCACATGGACAATAAACGTAGTAAACGGACGGTCTAAAGCTCTTATCAGCAGTTTCAAAGTATTGAGACATTGTGATTGCTTCACTATGTTGAATCAAAAATCCATTATAAGAACCGCCGTTAGGAACCCATGATTTACACAGGACGGTAACACCTGGTTGATGTAGAAATGCTGCTGTGTCTTGGATTGTTCCGTTTTCAAGTTCTGGTGCTTCATGTGTGCCATAACCAAGCTCTGATGGTGCTCTACCTTCTGCCCAAAGTCCTTCTGCACTCCATGTACCTGTAAACTCGTCTTTGAGTTTTGGTTCAGCAATAACTTGAGTGTCTCTTTCAGCTATTTGAATCACTTGAACACCGAGATTTTTCATTAGTTGCGCCCAACTCTCTTTATCTTCAGGAACACTAATCTTTTTACCAGTTTTTTGTGCTATTTTTAGTAATGCTTCTTTTGTGAGATATGTTACTAGACCTGGGTTTGCTCCACCAGTGGCAACAACAGTTGCTGCATTTTTGTATTTTGAAACAACTTTTCTGATTTCTTTGTGTGTATGAAAAAGTGTTCTATCAGATAATTCTGGGATTTTTTCATCTTGATGGTTTGCCCAACGCTCAAGACTTGTATTAACATACATCACATCATTCCGAAGACACCATTCAATAATAGCTGTTGCAGCTATGTTTAACGATACGTCTATGATGATAGAACCAGCTTCTGTGTATTGTTTTAGAGTTGACGCAAGATTCTCTTTAAGAATTTCTTTTTTGATGTATTTTACACCATTATTAACATTGCGTTTTCTGAAGATTTTACCATGATTATCTTTTTCGATAACTGTAATCTTTTTACCATCAGAACAAATATGTCTTAGTACAATAGGTAGTATGGCTTGTCCGACACAACCATAACCTAATATGAGTATTTTTTTATCAAAATTAACATTTTCATGTTTTGTTTTTGAAACTTGCTCAGTCAAGTCTGTTGAGAATTTTTTAAAACTTTGTAGTGATACCATGAATTTTTATTTGAAATGAACACACCCCGAAAAAATATGAGTGCATGTTAGTACACTCATATTTATAAAACAATATTAGTTTATTCCGTTGGTGGTGTTTCTACTGTTTTCTTAGGACGACCTCTTTGTGGAGGTTTGCTGTACAAATCTTTAATGTGCTGTGGAATTTCTTTTGGTTTCTGTACTTCAGGAATAACTCGTGGATACTCTTCAATAGCCACCTTTGGTAGATTTTTGATTCTAGCTGCAATATCATCAGATGATACTGTTTGCACAACAAATTGTTTGAATGATTCAAATGATTCTCTGACTTTGTATGTTGGTTTCAATGGATTGAAATCAGCACCTTCTCGTGTGAAAATCGCAGAACCATCACTCAACATTTCTGGATATGTTTTAGTATCTTTTTTGAATGGCAGAATCGTAAAGACTGACTCCATATTCAAAATCATCGGTACTTTTAACTCTAAATTATAAACTTCAACCATCATTGTCATATCAAACTCCTATATTAAAAAAGATATTTAGTTGCGAATTTAATAGCAACAATCAACGCAAAACATGAAATTGTTATCTTAACAACATCTGTCGGAATACACTGAAGATGATGCTCCATCTCAAGTTGTATCATTTCTTTCTGTGCTAACAACATATAATTGTTTTCGTCGTCCATTAAACGAATAGCTCTATCAGATTCTTTTAATCTTTTTTTGCATTGATAATAGTAGTAAATAGACTTCATAGATAAATCCTTGACCATTTCGGTATATTTTCTTCATCTAACTCGATAAAAGTTATTTCAACAAAGTCTTCACCATTAAAACTCTTAACAATATGCCGTTTCTCATATTGTTCTATAAGACCTGTTAGCGTACAATGCTTAGTATAAAGTTTATTGCTGTGTTTGAACCACTCACAAAATTCTATAATTTCATGTTGCTCGTTTGAATAGCTGTTCCAAACGTCTAATATAGACTTAAACAAACTTTTATGGTTTGAGTCCATACAGTTCCTTTAAGTGTTTATTCATGTTATATTCATCATTGACTACAGTGAATAGATTATCAATCACAACTTTAACGATAGTATCAAAGTCATCAACAGAAATCCATTTTCCTGATGTGTCTTTTGGTATGAGTTCAAGCAATTCTTTCAAATTTTTGTTCATGTCCATAAAGCATCCCTAATATCAATTAAGCGTTTAAGCATCAGTGTATCTTCATCTGTATAAGTTTTTTGAATATCGTGTGACTTATAAATCAAATTGATGTGTATATCCTTTTCTTCTGTACTTTTTTCATCAAGTAAATCAAGAACATCACGTCCTTCATAATATGCAGACAGACCAGAAAGAATATCAGGGTCAATCCTACTTTTTCTTGTTATTGTGTACCAGTTATACAAATCAAGAACTTCTTGAGCATTTTTTGCTTGTTGTGTTGGTGTTTCACTATCATCACATTTGAGTGTTGTTTCCCATGTTAGATAATCAATACCAGCACGTTTACTGCGTTTATTTGATAATCGAAATATAGACCGAGAAAGCTCTGGATATTTTTTCTTTCCATCTTCACTGTAAATTACTTGGCATTGAGCTTTTTCAACTTCAACAAAATTAACAAGCTCATTGAATAGACATGGAAAAATTCTATCACCCAAGTCTCTCCAAGAACCTGGTTTAATATCATCTTTATGTGCAGTTAGCGAATTAGACCGTGTTGTGAATCTATTTCGATAGTAATATGTACAATCTCGAACAATATCACTAGGTTTATTGATTGTTTTTTGAACACTATCAATAAATTCCTCAGCAATCCAATAGCGAACAGCATGTGTCGTCTTAGCAAGTTTGTGCCAAGACTTCCAATCTTTTGATGTTGCTGATTTTGGTTTTGGTGTACCACGAATCCAATCAGCAAAAGGTGTACATGTCCAGTAGTTTCTCATAATTTTTTCTCTTTTTCAAATTTTGTTGTAATATCTCTATATACCAAATAATCAACAATATTCATTAAAGCTAATGTTATAAGACCGATAATAAAAATTTCAAAGAGACCTATAAGTGTGGGTATTCTTGTTGGTTCATATATCAAAAACCCAATAGGTATTGATGCTAATAGTAAAACAGAAACCAGTGGAAATTTCATAAATTCTTTCTATATACCAATTCATCTAAAAATACTTTTCTGAAATCCTCAGAAATGTTCATTTGTGTATCTAGTATAGCTTGAATATGCTCTGTTGTCAAGTCTTTTAACACAACATATCTTAACGTATCTTTACCAGTCTTACCTCGTGTACCCCATGTGAATCCTTCTCTGATAATCTCATGTGAGTCATCTGTAAAAATGTGTGCTGGTTTCGCTTCTTCTTTGTTAATATTTGTTCTGATATAATCAATACCACCATCAAGCATATATGTTTCACCATTTTTATCTAAATGTTCAACATAATCATGTCGATGTTTTGATTCTAACACAGTACCATCAGGTGTGATAATTCTTGATACTAACAGCTTTCTATTTTTCATAAGTTTTCCAATGCATAAACTTGTTTCTCTAAGTCTCGAACATCTTCCTCTAATGTTCTTATGATAGATTCAAGTTGTTTAATTTCATCAATATGGTCTTCACATTCGACTTCAATAGAATGAATTTGTTTCTCTGCTGCATCTCGCATTTTTGTATTAGTTGTTCTCACACTTTCGTATGTATCTTCAAGATGATACCATAATTGGTCAAAATATTCATCAGTTAAATTAGCGATGCTCTTATCTTCGGGTGGAATGCCATTCTCATCCAGAATACGGAAAATGAAGTCTCGTATTTCCCTTTTTGCTGAGTTTATTGATTTGTCAATTGTGGGACAAGTGTTTGGATAATCAAATGACATAATTATTCCTCATATTTGTATACTAAACCTCTGAAATAGATTGGTCCAAAGTCATTTTTAAGATTTAACCACTCACTTTTTTCAGAATCAAAATAAACTGTCTCATCATCAATTTCACGTGCAAGAAATCTAACTTCGTACCAACCTGAGTGAAACGGTTGTTCTCTATTAAAATCAAACCACACACTTCTCGTGCTATAGTCTATCTCAACAGTTGAATCAGCAAGTTTTTCACAGGAATTGTAAAAGTTTTGGTTTAGATTCTCTGTATATCTTTCTTCAAGTGATGTCTCACCTTTTCCGTACACAAAAAATGAAGCAGATACAATAACCACAAATAAAACCATAATAACACAGAAAGGTACAAAATCAGGTGAATTTAACATAAAAACTTTCAATAATGTTGAAAAAGAAACTTAATAATACTACAAGGCATTACCTTTGTCAAGTTTTTTGTTATCGACTTGGTGGTATAATTGAATTATAGATTGAAAATATTGTGACGGTTATTCCCAAAAATAGAAAAAAAGACTCTCTAAAAGATAACTGGAATGATGCACCGATAGAATAGAAGAAGTATAGATAATAGAAGAGAACGATTAGGTATAAAGTCATAATAGTTTTTTGTAAAAGCACGCAAAATAGTTCAGGATATGTTGAGCATATATTTCTGTATAAAAATAATATATTCGGTTATTATTATTAAATACGACACTTGTGTAGGGTGCTATGATAAGGTTTTGTTTTCTGGTAAATAAAATCATCGCCAACCATATCCACAGTAATTTTCCATTTTTTTATATTTCAAGTTTAGATAATCAAAAACAAAATCATGGTAATAGAGTTGTTCTATGTGATTAAATTTAATGTCCAGATAATAAAAAACAGAAACAACACCATCAATCTTATCAGGAATCTAAATATCTTTTTTTGTTAACAGTTTCATGATTTATAAGAATATAAGTACTTCCAATAATAAATATGGAATAATATTTTTTTCAACCATTCGCTTGAGAAAAAAGTGGGTTTCGTCTGCGCCTTCTGTAAAACCAATTATATATTCGGTATTAACATGTCGTATCGTTCCCAGATGCATTTTTCGATTACTCCACAAATATTTTGTCTTAAATAAATTAATTCCATAAGAGTGATACTTAAACCTCCTCTAAGTTTAACTCCGATGATTATTTGATTTGGTCTATGTAATATCATATATACATCACTTTTTCTTATATCCACATTTCTTAACCAATATTACATTTATTTTAGCATAGCAACTTGCTAGTAAACGAAATATGAAAAACATTCCACTAGAGCCGACAGCGGAGAAAAAATGATTAGTATTCTTACCTGTATCATAATGATTTATTACTCTACCTAATATCATTAACACACCTTGTCCTTTCATAGATGTCGTACAAAACCAAAAAACAAGTATTTTTTATAAAACCAATATTTTGTGATATTGGAAAATTTTTGTTTATAGCTACGAGATGTTTATATGCTTTACGATTGTTTCTAGCAATATGATACCGAGACGAAGCTGTTTTATGTATAGGTAACGATACGGGATTATTGAGTATCATGTCACAATAATAGAAGTTCCACAATCAGATTCAATAGCTGTTCCATATGAAAGCCAAATCAGCGAATTGATATTAACATCACCAAGACGATAATCATCATAACCATCTGTCAAGACTAAAAAGACTGCATCTTCAACATAATCTTCTGATTTCATAACTTCATCAATAGCAAGTTTCACACAAGTACCACCACCACCCTTCATGCTATGAATCTTGAAATTCTTGATGTCTTCAGCTTCAACAACGATTCGCTCTTGAATACCAACATCATAATAGATGAGTTCCAACTTTTCAACTTCGATTGTGTGTAATAGATTCATTATATCAGCAGCACATGTATTCAATACATCATACATAGAGCCTGATGTATCAATAAACATATAAACATGTTCAAGTGCATCACGAGTTCCTGCAATAGTCGGTTGATACTCACCACGAGTCACAAAGGGTCTACGCTTAACTCTTGACCACGATTTTCGTGTCTTCTCTGGTATACTCGTCAGAAGTGATGCTAATGTTTCTTGCCAAGGAATAATCGCAACATCAGGCTCAATCACAATATCACCAGTACCTTTGGTGTTACTAGCCTTCAACTCTTCGTTAATGCGTTCTGATTCTTCACGAGCAGCTTTCCATAGACGTTCAGAGTTGTTTGCGTCTTCATCACTATCAGAATCATCTGGACTGCCATGCTGGTCGAATTGTGGTGGAATCTCTTTTGCGTTTGCTCTCAATTCATCATAAACTTGTCGCCAATTCCAACCATTATATTTCAATAGTGTAGCATCAACTTCATAATTACATTGAATCTGTCTATCTTCAATCTTAGCAGTTGGACTCTCTTGTTTACCAATCTCATTAACGATATTTTCGATTACATAATCTTGTGCTACGTTCGCCAACAACTTAAATGAGCTATATGTCAGCGTTTTATCAATGAATGGGTGTGTAATGTGACCTAAAGCACCATGAAGAATCTCATGAAGAATTAAACCTCGTTGCTTCGGAGCAGGTAGAGAATCAATAAAATCAGAATTGAATATGAATTCTTTACGTGAACAGCCAGCAGTCTGTGGCATAGGTGGTGGTACAATCTTGGCGTACTCTTCTGAAGTTAATACCCTAAGTTTACACACATACATAAACGGTTCAAGCTGTGGAACACGTAATGTCAAGTCTTTGATTAGATTGTTTAGTTCTGTTTGATTCATGTTGTGTATTCTATGTTAGTTTCTATGATTTGTCAATGTTTTTATTAGATTTATTTTATGAATAAATATCAAACCATGCACATAAAGTGAGCGCAATTTGTCACCTTTAAAACGTAATATTTTTGGTGATAATATATCGCTTCTAGACCACAACAAATAAAACTCACCTGCCATTACATATTTTTTTCATAGACGCATGATGTGTATTCTATGTTAGCTTCTATGTTTTGTCAATGTTTTAAAAAGGTAAATTTCCAGAACCACCACAACTATCAAGCAAACTTTGAAAAAACACATAATGTAGATTTAATATCTTACCATATTCAAAATCAGATAGAGAAAAGTATGGTACAAAGTCATAAATTGCCACATAATTACTATGATACTCTTTTGCTTTTTTAAGTATCATATTTTAATTTGAACAATGCTGTTTCTGAACGAATAATATCAACAAAAAATATTATGTTAGATAAAATCCATTTTTTACATGGATGTAACAGTACCATATCATAGTCATCAACAATAGCGTAATAATTTGGGTAATGTTTATTTTTATTGAGAATCATACCTCACCTTATAACATAATCGTCCATAATTAACATAATGTTGAATTTTGTAAAAAATGTACACAACATTAAAAGAGTCAATAATGTTCCACAATGCTATATAATATAACTTATATTGATATTTTTTTGATGTTTCAAGAATCATTTTTACTTTTTTCTCTAATAAGAGGAATACACATTAAAGAAATCATATACCAAATAGATGATTGTTCGTACAAAATTTCACAGAAATCAGGTACGTTTGCATAACTAAATGGATAATATTGTCTATTTTTACCGAGTATCACTGTGATGTAATTTGTTACGCATTGATTCTAA